TCCACACTAGCGCTTGCTTATGTGGACGAGGCTACAAATTTACCCGAGCCTTTTTGGAAGATGCTAGAGAGTCGATTGCGTGTCCCTGGTGCGAAATTACTAGCTACCTGCAATCCAGAAGGCCCTGCCCATTGGCTTAAGAAAGACTATATTGATAAAGAGGGACTAGACTTAGTCTACTGGAATTTTAGCTTAGAGGATAACCCAATACTCGATGACAAATACAAACAACAGCTCAAAGCATCCTATACCGGGATGTGGTACAACCGCTATATTTTGGGTGAATGGGCGCTGGCTCACGGAGCAATCTATGACTGCTATGACAAAGACAACGAATATGAAAATCCATTCCCTGCCCCATCTTATTACGTTGTGGGGATTGATTATGGAACGACAAATGCAACTGCTGCGGTGCTATGTGCAATTACGCCTAACAAATGGCCCCAAATACGAATCGAAGCGGAATATTACTACGATTCAGCTAAAAAAGGCAGGTCGAAAACGGATGAGGAACTCGTTAGGGATATCAAAGACTTTATTGGTTATAAAAACGTATCTGCTATTTATGTCGATCCAGCCGCAGCTTCCCTCAAAATCGCCTTACGGCAATCCGACCTCCCCGTCTTGGATGCTAACAACGATGTTTTACTTGGGATTAAAATTTGTTCAAAATTTATTGGCGGCAAAAACATCGTCATTCAAAAAGGCTGCACCGTTCTCCGTGAATGTTTGCAATCGTACGCCTGGGATAGCAAAGCCGCCGATAGAGGCGAAGATAAGCCAGTAAAAAAGAACGACCATATATGCGATGCCCTACGCTATGCCGTTTGTTCGGCATTTCCTCAAGCCGAGTTCAGCCATCCAGATGAAAACATATCTTATGATCAGCTAAGGCGCCAAATATTCGGGGGCGGCGATATGTACGATCAATTTAACGCAGGGTTAGGTTTTTGATGGAAGAAACAATCAAAGATAAATTTTTCAAAGATAAACTTCAGTATAAATTCTCCAAAGATATCATCGAATTTTGGAAAGATCGTGCAGAAAGTTATGAGTGGCTTTACACCGAACAAAAAAAGTTAAACGATCAATATCGTGATCTTCTTAAAGAATATCAAAAAAAAGATGACGGTTGTCAAGAAAAGAGCGGCTGTTTCTAAGTTTACGGCTAGAATTTGTTAACTTAAAATTTTAATTGTGATATGAATATCGATATACACCAAGGTATTCATGGGCAGTTACGAGTCAGGAGGTTATAGCCTCGGTTACATCGATCCTACCGATGTGCAGGCTAGAGACCTCAAGCAAATGATGGACTGGTTCTATCAAACCCAATACACAACCGCTTCGACTCATTGGCTGCAAGGCGCAATCGACAAGCGTTTCAAAGTCGGCGATCAGCAACTCTACAATCAGGTTTACGGCCAGAATTCTCAAGGTGCACAAAAGTTTTTCTTTAATCTGATCCGTCGTCATGAAAACATGATTTGTGGATTCCAAAGAAAAAATAGAAAATCAACTATCACTATTCCACTCAGCGATACCGACGATCCGCTTGCTGATGACTATAACAAAGTGATGCGTTGGTGTGATGATAGGGACGGATTTCAAGAATACCTCTCTCAATCGTTTGAAGGGGCATGCGATACGGGAGAAACGCTTTTACACCTATATCCCGACTATACTTTTGATCCGGTGTCGGGCGATCTTTTTACAGATTGCGTGGCATATAATAATTATTTGATTGATCAGTATACTAGGAAGCAAGATCTCAGCGACTGTAACGGGATTTGGCGGAGACGTTGGACGTCAAAGGAAATGGCTAAAACGCTTATTCCCGGTTACGCTAAAGAGATCGACAAGATGAAGCCCGGCGGCATGAAAGATGGGCGCTTTCCATTACAGGCAGAGCTGCAAAACGTAGCGATTAACAATCTTTTTACCTTTGATGAATTTAGCTATCGCACAACTCGCAGAGGCAAAATTATCGTCGATCCGATGACGGGAGAGTCCGTCGAATGGGAAGAGGATGAGACTGCGGATAAGGATGAACTCGATCGAGTACTGTATCAACAGCCTTGGCTGAAGGTAAAAGAAGTCGATATTCCTACAGTTAAGCTCGTCATCTGCTTATCTGGAAAGATGGTTTATCACGGCAAGGGTCAGCTTGGACTGGATACCTATCCTTACATTCCTACCCAATGTTACATAGAGCAAGACATACAAGCATATGCATGGAGAAAGCAGGGAATCATCCGCAATCTACGTGATGCACAGTTCCTCTACAACATGCGCAAGGTAATTGAGCTTCAGCTATTGCAAAGTTCCTTGAATGCCGGTTGGATATATCCTGTGGATGTAGTCCCTGACCCAAAATGCTTCCGGCAAACTAGCGGTGGTGATGGTTTCTTAATCCCTCTCAAAGCAGGACGACAACCTGGTGAAATACAAAGAATTGAGCCTGTGGCTATACCTCAATCTTTGCTTGAGCTTTCAAATAGCCTGGCAGAAGATATCACAAAGATTTCGGGTGTAAATGAAGAACTTTTGGGCGCAGCGACGGACGATAAGTCGGGCATCTTATCTATGCTTAGGCAGGGGGCTGGACTTACAACGCTACAAACGATATTCGATAAGTTGGACTACTCTCAACGTTTATATGGAAAGATCAGGCTTCAAGCCATTCGAAAAAACTTTTCGAAAGGTAAGATTCGTAACATTCTGGGTCATGACGCAGATCCAAGATTCTTTACCAGCCATAGCCAAAAATACGCCATTGCCGTTGAAGAAGGAAATTATAGTGCTTCACAGCGTCAAATGGAACTCCAGCAGCTATTACATTTCAAAGAACTCGGTATGGGTATCTCTGATAAATCCATTATTCGGGCAGCTTTCCTTACTAACAAAAGACAAGTTATCGCCGACATGGAAGAGCAGAATGAGCAGCAACAGCAGCAGGCACAAGCGCAAGCTCAACAGCAAGAAAAGATGGATAATGCTAAAATTATGGGCATGTTTGCAAAAGCTAAAGTTGATATGGCTCGAGAGCAAGATCTTATGGCTTCTTCTAGCGAACGGATGGCTAAGATTCAAGATATCACGGCAGATGCAGAGTATAAATCCTCAAAAGCCGACTTAGAAATGGTAAAGACGATGTTGGAATTAGAAAATATGGACTTAGAGATGATTCATAGGTCATGGGAAATAGCAATGGCAATAAAATCACAAAATGCTGAGTCAACACAAAAAAATATGATAGCAGTTTAATCATGATTAAATCATAATATACTCACTTTTAGGAGTTTATTATGATTCATGGTAAAGAGTTAATAGGAAAGCGCTTTGGAAGGCTCGTTGTTATCCAACATGTTAGCGGGAAAGCTAAAACTAAATCTCGTTTTTTATGTTTGTGCGACTGCGGAAGGAAAAAAGAATTAGGTGGTTCATATCTTCCATATGGAAGAGCGTTATCATGTGGATGTGGAAGACCGCATGAAGCTAAAGACAATGGTTTAACGAAAGCCTTTAACACTTATAGAAAACATGCAAAATTTAGGAATTTAGTGTTTGAGTTAACAAAAGAAATGTTCAGTAAATTGATTTTGGAAAAATGTTTTTATTGTGAAAAAAAAGATTCATGTAAGACATCTTTGCAAAGATCGAAATATTTAGGAGATCGATTTTTTTTGCATAACGGCATAGATCGGCTTGATAATCTTAAGGGATATACCATAGAAAATTCGGTCCCTTGTTGCAAGTTGTGCAACCACATGAAATGGAATTTATCTTTCAAAGATTGGATAGATCATATAAAAATTGTTTTAGCAAATCAACAACCGGCATTAGTCGGATAGGAGTAAAAATGGCACACAGTAAAGAAGCGCATGGCAAAATGGCTGCAATGGGCAAATTTAACGAAGGGCATTGGGAAAAGAAAATGGACATGGTTGATCAAGCTGATGGCAAATACTCATCGGAGATGAATCAAGCAGAAGAATATAAAAAGTCTGCCGATGCTCTTGCCAGCTATGCTAAAAAGCATAAAGCTCAACATTAAACCAGTCGGTTACGCTTGTAACCGACTCAAAATTGATAAAAAGGTGGGAAAATGCCAAAGAAAGTACACCATGCACCGGATTATGCGAAAGATAAGACTGCCGATGTCATTAAGAAGGGCAGCGGTCGTGCTGTGCCCAATGAACAATGGGAAAAGAATATGGATCTAACCCCAGAAGGTTCTGATGACGGGTATGGAGCGTTTAATCCAAGAGCTGGAAGAAAAAGACCGACAGTGTATCCAAAAACGAATGAGTGCGATCATTAAAGTAAAGAAGCCTAATCACAATGTTTATCCCAAAAGTTGTGTTCGTTGCCGGGATAAATTAGAATTTAAATATGATATCGAATATTCTCCCGACTGGTATACCTACATGTGCGTGAAATGCATGGAGGAACACGCTAAAAGATTTGGCCATGAAATTGAGGAAAAATGAAATATCATCTTAAAGATCCCCCCCGAGAAAAGTACGAAAGGATAGAAAAATCCCCCGAGGATTTTTATCCGCACATCGAAGAAGTAGTGCCTCCCTCCCTTTCAAAAGTCATTGATGAAGAAGCGGCATATTTTAAAAGCATCGCAGGCGTTAACGAGGAATTATTAGGCTCCCTTGATGACAATATTCCTAGCAAAGAAAAACTCTATGCAATGATCCAAACACAAGAATTTGAGATCATCGAACTGAAAAACAAAATTCAAGAAATGGAGAAGGCAAATGCGAAAAGTAAGAGTAAAAGCTTTGGCAAAGAGTCTAAAAAAGTTCATTCCCGAACCGACAAAGCAACAGTGGCGCATGTATAAGACAAATTACATGAGAGGTTTAGTCTAGTCTTTTTTTGACAATCAAATATTTTATTGATATCCATATGTTAAAGAAAATATTTAACATAGGGATTTCATGTCTAAACGAGTCAGCGCCGGAGAATTATCACGTAAAGCCTTAGCCGATAACACAAAATACAATGCGATCGAAGTCGGTCACGCTCTCGCCGACGAGATCATGCCGCATCTTCGTGATTGCATAGAGAACCATAAGAATATCATTGATGAAAACGAATTCTGCATCGTGATGCTTATCTCTAAAGACCCTCTCATTTGCAACTTACAACGCCGTAAATTCTATGCATGGCCTTATCTTCCTAAACCGAGACCTAATCAATCTGTATTTCTTTACAATAAGGGTTTAGACGCCATTACTCATCGTCTATGGATACTTCCTTCGGATATGGTTATGGCCGAACTGCACGAGTTATCAGTAGTAGACAAACGATACGAGACTATGAAAGCGTGGTCGGACGCTTTCTATCATGGATGGAAATATGATAAAGTGAGCAAAAGTTTTTATAACTCTGATCCGTTTTATTTTTGGAATTTCGTCCGAGCCGATCAAAAGATTAACATGCCCTCCGAACACGAGTATTTCTTAGAGCATCGAGAAGAACTTATCCAGGCAGGTTGTAAGGTGCCCGATGCGACGTACTCCGAGGCCTTTGACTTTAGTAAAATCGAGATCAAAAAGATCATAGATACGACGAACGCCGTGAGCGAATAAAGCATTTTCGATTGCGGGCGGCAGGCATAAAGTTCCTAGTGGAGCGTCAGCCGCCATATAGTTTATGGTTTTCCTGTAATCTTCAAATTTTTTGAGTACTTCCTCCCTTATTTTTTTCATTTTTTCTTCATATTCAAAATTTTGCTTTACTATGTCACTATTTTCAAATAAATTGTTGCTATCAGACATAAGGAGTCTCCATGACGGTTAATACTGACAATACTTTACAACAAGAAAAAGTTGTTGCACAACCACCAGAGCAACAAAACCCGAAAAAAGAAGAACCTACGCAACAAACCAAACAAGAAGACGGAAGTGAAGACCCCAACTGGCGGGCGTTTAGAGAAGCCCGGAAGAAAGACAGAGCCGATAGAGAAGCCGCTGAGCGACGAGCAGCTGAGAAAGAAGCGGAGGTTGCGGCTCTTAAGGCGGCGATGGAAGCTGCTTTTTCTAAAGCTCCACCAGCCCCCGTTCAGCAACCCTACTATGCAGAACAGGGAAATTTTGCTCATGAAGAGACGGAAGATGAGCGCATAGAGAAGAAAGTGCAGGCAGCAATAGCAGCTCGGGAAGCTGCTGCCGAACGAGCAAGAATCGAAAGAGAGCATCAAGAATACCCCAACAAACTTACCCGTGCTTTTCCCGATTTTCAAAATGTCATAGCTCAGGAAAATCTTGACTATCTCGACTATCACTACCCAGAAGTTAGCAGACCATTACAGAGACTGCCAGATGGGTATGATAAGTGGTCAGATATCTACGCAGCTATAAAGAAGTTCGTCCCCAATAATACAAACGCCAAAAAAGAAGCCGCCAAGGCGGAAGCTAATTTCAACAAGCCAAAATCCATATCTAGCCCCACCATAATGCAACCAGGCGAGGCGCAGACAAGCGCACGGTTAACTGAGGAAAAGAGAGCGGCTAACTGGGAAAGAATGCAGAAGATATTGAAAGGAGTCAGTTAATGGCTAACGATTATACCGATAACGATTATGACGAGCTTGAAGCAGCCCTATTTCGGTCGCAAGCTATAAAATATGGATCGCCCGATCAATATCAATATTACCAAAATGAACTATCCAAGCATATCGCCACTTTTTTGCTTAAGCCTTACTTGAAAAGTAAAATTAAACTTAAAATAAAGGATGAACAGAGTGACACAATCCTTTGATTTACCCACAGTTGGTTGCAAGGTTTTCGCCGTTCTAACAGAAAACCCGGCGACAAGAGATGATGATGAGCTTTTGCTTAGTGTAATTTGGTCAAAAGAATCCAAAGCGCAAGATATGCCAAGCTTTTTCATCGAATTAGTGGAGGGCACGCTATCACATTTCGAATCTGTCAGGCGCACACGCCAAAAGATCCAAGAGCATCATCCATCCTTAAGAGGAGAAAAGTGGGAAGATCGACACAAGATGGAGGCGGTCATATGCGAGCAGTTAACATTTTTCGACAGGTTGTAAAAAGTTTTCTTTGAATTAAATAAATGATTTGATAATTTCAAGTCAGCACCCCAAGTTAGGATGGCGACCTAGCAAAGAGCCTACGCCTCTTTAACGTAAGCATGAAATTAGTTGGTTCATACCCAACATAAATTTTAACGTTTAAAGAGGCTTACCATGTCATTCTCAACAGGAATCACAGGTATTCAGAACATGGCCCCTGAACTCCCCGTTCAGGCATCTGAAGACCTATTGTCTACCCCTATGTTTAACTTGATCCACTCTTTTGGAGTCGATCTACACCATGCCGAATCATACATCGGCAAAACAACCCGCATGAGTCGTTTTGAGCGTCTATCTACGGATGGCGGACAACTCGATGGCTCGGGTATTGATCCAGCATCGGAAGTGCCAGTTCGTACGGATATCGATGCGACCATGGAAATCTATGCTAAATCTATCGTTACAAACGAGCAAGTCGTTCTTTGGGAAAATTCCAAGACTCTCACGAAGTTTACTGCACTTTTAGGGCAGTGGCTGAGAGAAAAGGAAGATCTTTTGATGAGAGACCTTTTCAGCTCATCTGTGTCCTACATCAACGCTACGGGCGGATTGAACGCAGACCAACCTAGTAATATTTCTTTGAACGATGTAAACAACATAGAAAATATTTTACTCGGTAACGATGCTCGGTCGATGCTCACAAGCTTAGAGGCCACTTTGAAGTTTGCGACCGGCGGCGTCAGGGATGCCTTCATAGCGCTTGCAAACACTAATCTGGCAGCCGATCTGCAAAAGGTTCAAGGCGTGCTTCTCAAATCTGCATACCCAACTCAGGAAGGGATCAGACCCGAGGAATATTGCTCTATCTCCAGATTCCGTTTCTTTGTTAGCTCTAAAGCCGCAAGGACACCCGGTATATCGCTCAAGGGTAATACCGTTTACACGATCCCCATGTACGGCCTTGAAGCCGCAGCAAAGATCGAACAAAACAACTACACAGCGGTCATCGGCTATAGACCTCCTTGGGTTGTTTCCTCGGTTGCTCAAAACAGCCAACTGTACGCCAAGTTTGCCATCGCTCGTGCGATTACAAACCAAAACTGGATCAGTGGTTTGAATGTAACAACCTTCCAACCATCTTAAGGAGTGAATCATGCCTTTTACTATTGTTACTCAGGGCACTTTTACACAGCCCGCAACGGCTGTGAATCAAATAATCCCGTTGCCTTCGAGCATCGATTATTTTGTTACTACTAACTACACGCAAATGGGAAACGCATCGAATCCCGGAGTGTGTGTACGGGGAGAATGGTACGGTGGAGGCATTACCGCCGTCAATGATGGATTAAGATGGACTAACACAGCTAGCTCCAACGCCCTCAACATTGACAAATTCTCTACTTCGACAGCATCAGCTGGTTTTACCTATGTCAACAAGTTTCCTGCTCCACAGGCGGCTTTGACAGGTACGACCATCACGAATGCTTCCCCTGCTGTTGCAAGCGTGACTAACACATATAGCAATGGTGATACTGTCATTATATACAACGCTGTCGGAATGCAGCAGATTTCGGGAATGACCTTCACGATTTCTTCTGTTTCCGGTTCTGCCTTTACTCTCTTGGGACTTAACAGTCCGGGGTCGGCTGCTACCTCGTTTAAAGTAAGACGAGTCAGCAACTACACTCCAGTAGAACCTAGCTTCTTGTATGTAACGGCGGTTACGCAGGCTGCACAAGCTCAAGTGACTGTTTCTCAAGCTAACTCTGTTTATCTTGGGCAAAAACTTGAGTTTACTATTCCTGCCTCTTATGGAATGGTGCAACTGAACAACTACTACTTGTCGCAAAACTTGCCAGTAGTTGTGACGGCGATTGTGGATGCTTATAACTTCCTCATCAACGTCAACACCACTGGATTTACTGCTTTCGCATTGCCTGCAAGCTCCGGATCGCCAACAACGCAATTGTTTGCTACCTGTGCGCCTGCTGGTCAATCGACTCAGTACAATCCTATTACCGGGGTTCAAACCGGCTACAATTTCACGAATATTCCATTCCATACCGGGCAGTTCATTCCTTATATGTATGTGCCTGCTGGAGCTCTCAGTCCAGGTGGATCGGCTAACGATGTGATTGTGTGGGAAGCATACAAAATGGAAACCGGCACCATAAATGCGCCAGTCCCAAGCTAGTATGATAAACAAGGGTGGGGGCAATTCGCCCCCACCATTATGCAGGAGCTAAAATGGCCGAGAAATGGATTCAGAAAGCAATCAAAAAACCGGGCGCTTTACATAAAGAATTGCACGTCCCGACGGGTAAAAAAATTCCTTCTAAAAAACTTAAAGCTGCGGAAAAAAAAGGCGGTAAAGAAGGCAAAAGAGCACGGCTAGCGGAAACGTTAAAGGGGCTGCATAAGTAATGGCAAATCAGTATTTGCCTCCTGTCATTCAAATACCCTCTAGTTTGCTGATTACGAGCATATCTCAGTCGGCCCCGATGTTGATAGGAGTAGCGATACAAAATACCACTACCGAGGCTAATACTTACATAGTGGGCATGGCGGTTCGATTGATGGTGCCGCAGTCTTATGGGATGTATCAAGCTAATAATTTAGTGGGGACTATCATAGCGATCAATGGATTAAATTTCACATTGAACCTTGACTCCTCTCAATTCGATCCATTCGTCATTCCTTCGGGAATCACAGTTGAACAACCGGCGACTATTGCGCCTAATGGATCTAGAAATTTGCAATATAACAACAGCACCGATTTGGTGCCGTTTCAATCATTAAATAACATAGGAAATTAACATGACAGCTCAATTGATGATGTCTACCGCAGCCGGTGAACTTCACGGCTTGATTAATACGCTAACCAATAGCGTGCCTAATGATGATTTTAAGAATTTCAAGCCTGAACACAAGAAAGAACTCGAACGCCAGAAAAAAGAAGATTCGAGAATCGTCGAGGCTGAATACATGAATGCCAGAGGTCGTCATGAGCGCTTAACTAAGCCTTATTGCCGATATGCTGGGGATCCCATCCAGATTTGGCACTTCATTCCCGGTAAAACCTACAAGGTGCCGATGGGATTAGTAAAAGAGGTGAATGACTCGACAAAACATATTCCCAAAAGAAGCGGTCTCATCAGCATTGACGGCGAAGCATTACGTAAAAACGAAGCTCCGCTTGAAAAAGATGAGGAAGGCGAATGGCTACACAAATTCGTGTCAAAAGGATTTTAAATGAGCGCTGTTGCACAGGCCGATTCGACATACGCATTCATTGAGAAAAAAGTAAGACACCTTACAGCATCAGCTAGTGAAGCTTCGCTGTCTAGCTATGATATCCAACAGGCGGTCAATACTTTTTATAACAATGACTTTCCCTATGCAATTAAGATCGACCAGCAACGCTCGGTATATAAATTCCTGACCATTCCCAACGTCGATAGATATCCTGTCGATG